TATAAAGAAAGCCTCAAAGAATTAGATCCTATTACTCGGGAACAACTTCTGAAAGGAAACTGGGAAATAACCCAGAGAGGCAGTAAATTTAAGCGCGAATGGTTCGAAATCGTAGATGATTATCCCAAAGACGCGAAAAAAGTCAGATATTGGGACCTTGCAGCCACAGAACCAAAGCCGGGAAAAGATCCAGACTGGACGGCTGGGTGTCTTATGACAATGAAAGACGGGATCTTCTACATCATCGACATGAAACACGTTCGTGCAACTCCTCAAGGTGTTGAGAAACTCATCAAACAAACCGCTGAATTAGACGGAAGAGAAACGACAATTTACATCGAACAAGAGCCCGGAAGTTCAGGAGTTAATCTCATAGATTATTACAGACGACATATCCTTCTTGGCTATACATTTTATGGCGATAAAGTAACCGGTTCGAAAGAAGTTAGAGCAAACCCTTTATCGGCTGCTGCTGAAGCCGGAAATGTCAAGTTAGTTAGAGGTCCGTGGATTAGCGAATTTTTAGATGAACTTATAACTTTCCCATTTGGAGCTCATGATGACCAGGTTGACGCTGTCAGTGGCGCTTTTGGGGCTCTAACAGTCAAGAAGAAAAAACGCGCGACTCTTGGAAAAATAAGCTATTGAGGTGATTTGAATGGAGAATAAAGAGCTCTTATGGATGCTGTATGAAGAAGAAGGCTACACCAGCGAATACAACAGCGAACGAAATCTTCCGACTACAGTCAAACAGTTTTTCAACCCTATCCCAAAAATCATTAATACGGACATAGCTCTGACTCTTTCGGGTTTGAGGATCTCTACCGGCAATGAGAATTGGGAAGCAATCAAAGAGCAGATAGAAAACGATAATAACTGGAAATATAAGCAGCTCCGACTTGTTCTCTTTCTTCTGATGGAAGGGAACTGCTACGTTGAAGTTTCAAAGAATGATGCCTTGCCTGGAGGAATTCAACACACTCTCTATACAGAAGATCAGGTCGTGAAAGTCCTGAGGGACAAATCGGAAAGAATAATCTATTTCGAAGTTCAAGGCATATCACCGAATGGGAAAAAAGCGAAGAAGATCCTCTCCATCGAAGAATTCCGATACGAAGAAGATGATGGAGAACCGATAGTAGTTCCAAACACGTGGGATTTTGTGCCTGTTGTGGATATTTTCGGGAGGATAGGGAAAGAAAAATTCCAAGGAAGATCAAGAATAGCCGGAATTTTAGACAAGCTGGATGCTATCAATGAGTATGAGTGGGATCTCAGGGAAATCTTCAGACTGCATGCAAACCCGTTTGTAATAGTGGAAGCTGAAAGCATTGAGCAAGAAGAGGAAACCGATGAGAATCAAACAGACAGGACATCTCTTGAAAGAAAATACCTGCGCACCCTGAACGTTCCCGAAGGCACAGCGAAATATTTGGAAATGCAGGGAAACATCGCGCAACTTATGAAAGAAGAAAGAATCGAGCTCAAGGGTGAAATTAAAGAAGACTACCCCGAACTGAAACTAGCAGAGATAATGAGTGGCGGTGCTGCTTCAGGTTATGCGATAGAACTGAAACTCACGGATCTTCTTTCAGTAGTGGATCTCTACAGAAAACGATTGTCTGAAGGTCTAAGAGATCTCTGGAATATGACAGGAACAATGCTCGGATATTCCTGGAACGTCACAGTTGAATTTGGGCCTATTATTCCTCAGAACATCAGTGAAAGAATTGATCAAATAGCAAATGCCCACAATGGCGGTTTCCTTTCAAGAAAAACAGCTGTCGAATTATGCCCGCTTTCCCGAAAAGACGAATGGGAAAGAATCCAGTTAGAAGATGACGAACTCACTGGAGCTGTCAGAGAGCTTCAAGGTGAAAACGTATGAAGCGCTACGACCTCGCACTGATTGAAGAATTTGATAAGAAATACGTACTGGAAATTCTTAAACCTGTCTTAGAAGCTATCTCGGAGGTTCTTGAAGGAAAAATCGTGGCTTTTACACCGGCATTGAAGAAGAAAATTCGACAAATATCCAAGTTATACGGGATTAGACTGGAAACTTTGCTTAGCAATACCCTTTCTAAAACTGAGCTTACGGCTCGAAGCGCCTTCTTTGAAGAGATCCAGAAATCAGTCCCGAAGAAATTCAGGTACGGCAAAAGTGAGTATCAGATCTTTGCAGGTTCAGTTTACAAAATGGTCGGAACAAGATGGATAGATGTCCTGGAAACGAATTCGACAGCTACAAGGAATTGGTTAAAGTTTGTTGCAGAAGATGGCTTCACCCTTTCTGACAGGATCTGGAAGAATGTTACTCAATTCAAAGCTGTTATGGAAAACACGATAGCTAGAAATATCCAAATGGGAAAATCAGCCAGGTCATTAGGAAGCCAGATTTTGAAATCCATTGAACAACAACCGATACAGCTTTCAAAAAAGATGCAAGAGTACATTTCTCAAATGGCTCCAGCTGATGCTGAAAGGGTCATAGCGAAGTATGTCAAGAAAAAGCAAAGGTACAATGCGATGCGAGTGGCTCGGACTGAGATTCAAAGAGCGTACAGAACCTCATATCTCGCTCAAGCAAAGAAGCTCCCATTCGTGAAAGGTGTGAAATGGAATAGGTCCAGAACTGAGTATTATTGCGAAATTTGCCAGTTTAACGCGACAGCAGATCTCTATGAACTCGGTCCGGGAGTTTATCCACCGGATAAGGCTCCGATTGTGCCGCACCCGCACTGCAGATGTTACTACACAACTGTCCTGAAGATATAGATTCAACCTAATGAAAAGGAGGAATAAATATGCTGGGTGAACACTTTCCTCTTCTGGCACTCCATTCATATTTCGCACCTGACGGTGCCAATGGTGGAGGGACTGAAGAGCAAGAAACAGATAAAAACACAACAAGCGTCATCCCAGGGCTTGAACTTTCTCCCGAACAGCTTGAGGTTTTGAACAAGTACATCCAGAGCCAAAAAGACAGAGAAATAGCCAAAGCACTTGAGACAAGAACAAAAAACCTAAAAGAACAATGGGAGAAAGAGTATCAGGAGAAACTCGAGCGAGAAAAACTTGAGCAAGAAAAGAGATGGAAAGAACTATACGAACTTGAGAGAAAGAAAATCGAGGGAGAACGCCAGAAAATACAGCGCGAAAAGATTGAAGTTGTGAAGACAAAGCTCTTTGCAGAGAAAGGTTTAGATCCAAAGCTTTTTAATGAATTCATTGACGGAAAAGACGAAGCAGAGATCCAACTGAAGGTAGAGAAATTAGAGAAAGCAATCAAGAAGCTACAAACTGATTATGTGGAGGCACTTCGTAAGAAGGGACTCCCAGGAATAGAACCTAGTTCTGAACAGAACGATGAAATAAGAAAGAAAAAACTCAAAGAAAGACTTTACGGACAAAAAGCCACATATGATCCTTGGAATCGAAAGGAGTGAAACTAAATGGAATACAGCTACTCTGCAGGTAAAGCGTGGCTTAAAGGTCATGCTGTAACCAAAACCGAAGGAATTACCATTGATGCGAGTAAAATTCTCGCTGATTCGGATGGTCAGAAGATAGTGAGAAGCGGAACATGTCTTGGAAAGATCACAGCTACCGGGCTTGCAAGACCCGTTACCAGAACCTCTCTTGCTGCCGATGCTTCAGCCGAAACGACATTATCTGTTGCTGATGCATCGCCTTTTGTAGTAGGAGACTCCGTTACCGTAGGAGGAGCTGCCGCTACTACTATCACAGACATTGACTACGACAACAACACCATCACTGTTGCTGATGCACAGACAGCTAGCACAGGCGATGCTGTTGTAGGTCAGGATGGTTCCGCCACTTGCATCGGAATAGCATGGGACACTGCAAACGTTACAACTGAAAACAAAGCGGTCGCTATTCTTGTTCATGGTCACGTCGAGAAAGACAGCCTGTATTTCTATGATGCACAGGTTGAAAGTGATCTTCCCCTCGTAATATTCGAGTAAATTGAAAAGGAGTGATACAAATGGCTTACACTCTTGAAGATTTTTTATCAGGAAAAGCTAGAAAAGACTACCTTGAGATAAGAGAGCCTAACATTTTTGCAGCTGAAGCGATTCTTCCTTTTGATCTTCAGGAAGAGCTTGAATTTGACTATATCAAAAGTGCCGATAACAAACCCATCACCGCTGAAGTTGTGCCGTTTGGTGGAGCCGCACCGATAGCTTCCAGAGATGGGCTTGGCAAGGTCATTGGGCAACTCTTAGCTATCAAACTGAAGAAATCTCTCGAAGGCAGGCTTCTGATACTCGCGAAGAAATACGGAGGCCAGGAACCTGCTGTAAAAAGGTTATTCAACGATGCCCAGGAAATGCTGAACGCCGTTGAGGTTAGAATCGAGAGAATGAGAGTCGAGGCACTTACAACTGGAAAGATCTCCATAAACGAGAACGGTGTCAAATACACTCTCGATTATGGTGTTCCCGCCGCCAACGAGAAAACTGTTTCGGTCTCTTGGTCTGATACTGCAAACGCAGACATCTATCAGGATATCAGAGAATGGATGGATTCCCTCCCCTGGACTCCCAGAAGGGCCATGCTGAACTACAAGACATGGACCTATGTCAGAGACAACGCTAAACTCAAAAAGATGATATACGGAGATGATAAATCCACAACTCCTCTGAGCCTAAATGCTGTCAATACATTCTTCAGGGAAATGGGTATGCCTATATTCGCTATTTACGAAGCGAAATACAGAACCCTTGGAGCCCTCGTGGAAACCCAGATATGGCCTGACAATATCGTGTCCTTCTTCCCTGAAGGTCCTATAGGTACACTCCCGATAGGTCCTACGGAGGAAGAGGCTCTCGGAAAGAACGTCATAAGAGACCCGAGAACCGGAATTTACCTCGTAAACTACGAAACCGAGGAACCCGTGGCATTCTGGACAAAAGCGTCCGCAACTGCTGCTCCTTCACTGCCTGGAGCAAACTTCCTTGGTATCATGACTGTGGTGGCATCATGACTGTTGGATGAATCGAATAACTGATCAGCCCTCCTCAGGGAGGGCTTTTTATTGACGAAAGGAGGGATGTAATGACATTCCTCGATGCCTTGAAGGTTAAGATAGGAGATACAAATAACAAAGTGTTTTCAGATACCGAATACACGAATTACATCTCTCTTGTGGGTGGAGATTCAACAGACGAATACAAGCATGATGACACTTCACACATCAAAACGTTAGAACTAGCAGAGAAAGAAGTATTGCAGGCAATATTGAATAACCAGAAACGGTTCAATAGCTTCAAGGAAGGCGCATATTCTGAAACTCTGGACTTTGACGGCATACAAAGAAGGATCGAAGAGATACGCAGAAAGTACCGCGTTGCTAAAGCAAAGGCGGTGAAGTAATGCAACTCACAGTCAAAAGAGAAACTGATGGATACGTAGATGAAAGCGGTAATTGGGTTCCCGGAGCACAGACGCAGACCATATACGAGATAGAAGAAAGGCAATTCCAGCCGGGAGTTCGTACAGGTTACTATGTCGTCTCAGAAACCGCTCTGATAAGCACGAACCACTGGACACTGTTTTTGCACAACAACGAAGACGTTCAAGAAGGCGACATAGTCGAGATAGATGGGAAAGAATACGAAGTCGTTCGTATCTTTAACTACGAGCGACACAAGGAAGTGATTTTGTATGAGGAAACCACTCAATAAAGTCACGATAGCTCAGCTTGTTAAAGACATTCAAAAAAAGATAGAAACAGACACGAATGGAGCGCTTCATTACATTGGTCAAGAGATTGTCAACGACGCGCGGGAGACAAGAGGTTATGAAGTCCGCACAGGAAATTTACTAAATTCCGTGAACTACGCCGTGATAACGGATAATGTTGAGGCCGTGCTGGATACAAGAGGCCACTCAGAAGCTGAAGCAAAGTCATCTGAGTTCGTAGCATCATTACAGCCTGAAAGCGGAAAGAAGAAGCTAATAATCTTTGCTGGAATGGAATACGGAGTATTCGTAGAAGCCAAAGGTTATGATGTGATCTCCCAGTCAGTGTCGAAAGTCCCTGAGAAACTAAAGGAGGCATTTAAGAAATGAAGCAATTCGTAGATTCTGAGCTATTAACAGCTGTGTACAAGCTGTTGAAACCCTCTATCACGAATCTGTACAAGAATTACCGTCCCAAAGATTATGTGAATCCATCAGTTGTGATCCGACATAGAAACATATCTACAGCTCCTGAAGACCCGATCCAAAGATCTTATCTTCAAGTTCTGATCTATTCGAATCTCTACTCAAACGGCATGTTGAATGAGCAGGAGCTGGAAAGCCTGAAATCAGCTGTTATATCAGCTCTTTCAAATGGCATAACCGTTGCTACAGGTACAGTGTATCTCTTCGAACCGATAGCATTAGGGAATGCGCTTATAGATCCAGAAAACCCACAGGAAGCGTTCAAAGAAATTCGTTTCAGGATATATCTGGTTGAAAACAACCAGTGAAGTAACTGAAAGGAGGGAAAATTATGGCTGACATTGCTATTGCTCTTGAAAAAATAGAGGTTTCAGATGACGGCAGCACTTGGACAGATCTCGGAAAAACCAAAGGGGGAGCTATCTTCAGGCAGACTCCAACAGAAGTGGAAATTGAAAGCGACCAGGACGTTGATCCAATTGCTGTTCTCACTACCGGACTTAGAAGAGAAATCGAAGCAAACCTGATTGATTGCAACCCTAGCAACCTGGCTTTTGTCTTTGGTGGCACGGTAGCAGGAGATGTTGTGACCCTTCCAAATACCGCATCCGAAGGAGTTACCAAACAGATCAAACTTACTACAAAAGCAATAAGTGGATACAAATTTGAAATCCTCATTCCGAAAGGCAGACTGAAACCCGAAGGTGAAATAACGATCAATAATGAAGGAAACGCAGTAGTGAAACTGTCCATAGTTGCTCTAGCGGATACACAAGCTCCAACAATTTCAAAGGTAGCTATATAGGAGTGATCTAAATGGGTGATATTGTAATAGGGCTTTCAAGCTTCGAGGTTTCAGATGATGGCACAACCTGGACCGACCTTGGAAAGATAAAGGGTGGTGGTGTTTTTAGGCAAACACCATCTGAAGTCGAGATTGAGAGCGACCAGGAAGTGGACCCTGAGGCTATCGTTACATTTGGCTTCAGGAGAGAAATAGAAGTCAATCTTATCGATCTAAAACCAGAGAATCTCGCACTTCTCTTTGGTAGAGGTTCGGCATCAACGACTGTTGCGTCGGATGTTACATCATCTACTAGTGTGCCTGTGGCTTCGGTCAATGGGTTCCAGGTAGGAGACAAGATCTTGGTTGATGGCACTCCCGTGACGATTACGGCGATAGACGAATCCACGAACACACTCACGGTAGATACGTCTGTTAGCGCACTCACTGGTGCCAGTGTTACATTAGATCTTTCCGGTAAGGTAGTCCTTCCAAACAGCGCAACGGAAGGCATTATCAAAAAGGTTAGGTTGACAACTCTACCAATAAGCGGTTACAAGTTCCAGATTACACTGGATCGAGCAAGGCTCAAACCTGAAGGCGAAGTTTCATTGAACAACGAAGGAAATGCTATTGTGAAGCTTTCCGTTGTTAACCTCGCTTCTACAACGGCACCGAAGATTGAGAAAATAGCTGCGTGATAAACAAACAATCACATGACCGGAGGCTCAGCCCTCCGGTTTTTCTTTGTGGGAGGGAAAAAGAATGGATTTTGAAAAAGAACAGAAAGAATTCAACGCTACTGCGGGTAAGCCGATAGAGGTCAAGCTTTCCAACGGGAAAATAGTGTATGTTCCCGCTCCGTCTCTGGGACTTATGAGGTACATCTCGGAAAAAGTTCAAGAGACTCAGAAAGTTATAGATCCAAAGATGCTGGAAAAACTCAAGGAAAAGGTGAAAACGAAAGAAGACATTGCTGAAATGCTCGCAACGATAAGCTCCAACGTACTCAAAAAGATGAACAAAGAGATGGAAGAAATGCCAATTGTGATCCAGCTGATAGTCGATGGAAAGAAACCAGGAGTAGCAAAAGATCACGCTTTAAGCATAGAAGAAATAGAAAACGAATTGAATGTGTTTGATTTGGCAAACATTCTTGACACATATCTGAGGCAGGTTGATATGTCAAATTTTTTCAAAAAACTGAGGAGCCTGGTATAGATGAGGCTCCTGATTGGGGAAAGTTTGCGTGGAATATATCTCAAGTAACAGGCTGGACCCATGAATACATCTTCTGGGAAATCCCGTTTGTTTCACTAGTACTTCAGCTCAATAGTATGAAAGATGGAACGAAAACTCCTAAAACAGCAGAAGAGGCCGAGAGTCTTCTGAAGGCATTCTTCGCGCAAGGGTGATGATAAATGTTAGCAGATAGACTATATTACGTTCTTGAATTGGATACAAAAGAAGCGAATACAGGTCTCACAGGGATCGGATCAAAGATGAACTCCGTACTCTCTACTCTCGGAGGGTGGGTGGCTATCACGGCAGCCGTTGCGAGCTTGGGAGCGGCCGTTAACAAAGCAAGAAAAGAATTTGCAGAGTTTGACGAGGGACTGCGTGAAATCTGGACTCTGGTAGATGTTGGACAAAGCCAGATACGAGCGTACGGTGGCGGAATCTTGGAAATGACGCAAAGGCTCCCTCTGGGTTTGAGAGACATGGAAAAAGCAGTGTATCAAGCTATTTCCTCTAATGTCTCTCTCTCTGATTCTTTGCAGGTAGTGGAACAAGCCGCTCTCGCTGCTACCGCAGGTTTGACAAGCGTCTCTACGGCCGTAGATATAGCCACTACCGTTATGAATGCCTATGAAATATCTGCTAGAAATATAGCGGATATTAACGACGTTCTCTTTGTTGGCGTTCGTGAAGGTAAGACCACATTCGAAGAACTCGCGGCATCCCTTGGCCCTGTGATCCCAACGGCTTCGAAGCTTCACGTTGAGTTTGATACTCTTGTGGCTGCAATTGCAGCTATGACACGTGGTGGTATTGAAACTACAAATGCTGTCACATACCTGAACCAAGTCTTGGTTTCTATATTGAACCCAACGAAAGAAGCGAAAGAAATTGCGAAGCAGTATGGAATAGAACTTTCTCAAACTGCCCTTCAATCCAAAGGGCTCATAGGCTTTCTCTCGGAACTGAAAGACAAGGTAGGAAACAACGGAGAAGCTATGGCTCAACTGTTTGGGAATGTAAGAGCATTGAAAGGTGTTCTCTCACTTACCGGAGCTCAACTTGATGACTTCAACGAGATCATGGAAGACATGGAAAGCCGCGCCGGAGCTACCCAAAAGGCGTACGAAAAAATGGCCGATTCACTCGTGAACAAGAGTCAACTTCTCGGGAGTACATGGAAATCTGTATTCGTGTTGATAGGTGAGAAACTGTCTCCTGCTCTTGGTGGGCTCATGGATGCTTTTACATGGGTAGGTAAGGGAATATATAACCTTCTGGATGATAGCTACAAACTCAAAGACATGTTCCAGGACTTTGATAGGGATTCTGAAGCACTTTCGCTGGCCATAGAAGATGTAGGAAAAAGGCTACGTGAAACATCAGGAGTGCTGGACTTGTACAGCTCCGAACTTTCCAGTACACAGGAAGAGGGCCAAAACTTCAAAGACGCCGTTCAAGAGCTGGTAGAACTAATCTACCAGCATAACTTTGCTGTGCAGACAGGTGAAGGTGACTACCAGAAATATAGAGAGCAGATAGAAAAGCTGACAGAAAAATACCCTTCACTTATGGCTGCATACACAACAGAAGGCGAACTGATAAAGCTCAATACCGAATACATCAAAGAGCAGATGCAAGTCAGGATAGACGACCTGAAACTCAGAAAAGAGGAAACGCAATACCAACTCGAACTTCAAAAG